TCCTCGGCTTCGGCCGACATGTTGGCCGGATGATTGGCTTCATGCTCGCGCCGCCGAGCAGTGAAGGCGCGAAGCAGGCGCTCATCGGTTTGCACATGCGCGCCATGCCGCCCGAAGCGGCGAGCGTCGATCGCCAGCTGCCGAACGTAGGCGTCAGCCTCGACAAGATTGTAGCCTTCGCGGTCATGGTAGAGCTTCAGCTTCGTCGCCAGTTCCGCCGGTCCCGGCGCAGGGAGCCGCCACAGCCGATCCGTCTCGTCGAACACCGTGCTGCAAAGCTCGTCGTATCGCGCCTGCACCGCCCGGCGCATCTCATCGCTGGCTGCGGTGCCGTCGAAGGTGGGCGTGTGCACATCGCGGTCGTAGGCGGCCAGCTCGTCGGCTGCGGCGACGTAGCGGTCGTACTGCCGGTTCCACGCGATCAACGGACCGCGCATCCACCTGTCGTAGGCGGACATGTCGAGTGGGCGGATATCGCTGCCCTCGCCCTCGCCCGCGTTCTCGCCCGCGTTCTCGAGCGACCGCAACGCCTCCGTGACGACGGCAGTGATCGCGCCACCGATCTCGGTGGTCCAAGCTGCCGTGCCCTTCGACCAGTCCCATGCTCGCGTCGCCATTGCCTCGAGCTCAAGCAAGATGGCGGATTGCGGCACGATATCCGACCCAAGGCCGCGAACCAGCGCATCGCCGCAACCGGTCGTGCATGCGTCTTGGTCGGTGCGAACCGGTCCCAATGGGGAGCTTTCGGTGATCTCGATCGCGAGCAGGTATCGCTTGAACGCGAGGTCGTGCTCGTTGTCGGTCGCGACGTCTGATACCGCATGCACGCTGCTCGTGTGAGCGCCGCAGCGCCTGATGCCCTCGTCGTCGCCGTCCAGATGCGTTGCCAAGCGCGACGCCGCCTCGCCCCATCGCAAGAACGCCGCGTACATGCGCGGCGACAGCAGTTGCCGCGCCGTAGCGACAACGCCGCGCGTAAGATCGGCGATCGCCAGCTCTTCGAGCGTGGCTTCGGCAATCGGCTGGTGCGCCAGCGCAGCGCCGACCGCCTGCGCAGCGGCACCCTGCGACCAGACGACGCGGATGTTCGGCTTGGGCGCCGGAGTGAACGGGATACGAGTGTCGAGCGACTTGAACGCGGTAGCCATGCGGAGCCTCCTGCGGGTGCAATCCATCGGTCTTTCGACAGGCTGGATTGGCGGAGGCTGCCGAGGCGAGCGCGCTATCTAGGTCCTGCCATCGTCTCAACAGCCCTCAAGGGCGGTCAGGCGATGACCATAATTAAGCACGCTTAATGGCGTGATGCAAGCCCGCTTAATTTTTCCCGCTAGCTCAGCATGCGTCCACACCAGAACACCAGCCCACGCAATTGGATATCCTCCGTTGATGCTTCGAACGATGGTGCGGATGGATTGTCGGCGCTGACCCGGTAACCCTCACCGCGCGGCAGAGGCATCAAGCGGCGGACCAGATTAGACCCGCCATAGTTGATGGCCCATAGACCTTCGTCCCCAATAACGCGCCTTGAACTCGTTGACACGAGCAACTGATCCCCTTTTTTCAGAGTTGGACTCATTGCATCGTTCGTCATGAAACTTACGATTATCGGAGGCTGATAGTGAGGGCCAAATTCCTCGAACAACTCAGGACTCACCCTCGCAACCTGACTACGAATCCAGTATGGATCATGTATAAGATTCAAAACGGCACGCTTAGGATTACCATCTCCTAATATTTGGTCTGTCCACGTTGGTGATACAGACGGTAGCTCTTTGTCGAGTAGCACCGATAGCTGAGTTGCGGTCATAGTGTCATTTGCTGCAGATCTATCGTCTGTAAGCCCTTCGATGTACGGAGCTTGAACGCCCAATGCTTCCGCCAAGTGCGGTATCAGTCGCGAATTTTTCGTTTTTCCACTTAGTATTTGCTGAATTGCAGATGGCGTTACATTTAGCGCCCGCGCGAGGGTGGCCTGGGTCCAACCTAGCTCCGCGAGGAGCGACATGACTCGTGCTCGATCGATCATAGCCTCTCCTATCTCGACGCCATTAAGGGCGCTTCACAAAAGCACTTTACAAGCATCATTAAGCGCGCTTAATGGCTCGATGATTACGGGCAAGGCAGTGTTGTCGCAGGGGCCAGCGATCAAAGAGATCGTAAGCCTCGTCGGCGGAACGACCGAACTGGCGCGCATATGCGGCTGCTCGCCTTCGAACATTTCTCAACTTTGTCGACGCGAGAGCAGGCTTCCGCCGCGGTATGTCCTTTCAGTAGAAGGAGCCACCGGCGTTTCTCGTACGGCATTACGACCTGACATCTACCCCAGAGATCCGAGATGATCCCGCCCCTCACCCCCAGGCGCGCGATCCCGCCCCTGCCTCCCGAAGACAGTGCTCCACCCCACCCCTGCCCCGCTGTCGAGGTGGGCGGGCGCGAGAGGAGGTACGTATGAGCGACAATCCGCAGCCGGTGTTCACGCCGGAGCAGGAAGCGCGCGTGCGGGAGATCGTGCGAGAGGCGCTCGCCGCATGGCAGGCGGAGCTCTTCAAATCGATAGGTCCGGGCCGTTCGGATCAAGCAGATAGGATCGCAGCAGCGCGACATAGCGTGCGTACCGGTGAGCGTCTTCGCCGGCGACCTGCTCAACCCATTCCGCTGCTTGAGACACCATTCGCTCCAGCGCCGCACGGTGCAGTGGACTTGCTGCCAGCGTGCCGAGGACTGGAAGCGTGACATGCTCCCAAACGCCGTGGACGACCAGATTGTCTTGCTCGACGACCAAGAGGCGCTCCTCGATCGCGCGCAGGCGATCGCCGAGCTGTTCCGGCTCCTTCGGCATCCCTGCTCTCCTTCGTGCTGGTCTCGACAACCGCACGATAGCCGGAAGGGGCTCGGCGTCCAGCCGGGCGCCGGAAGGGCCGCGAGCATGATCTCTGATCGTCTGAGTCGTTCACAGAGCGCAGCTTTGTACGTTGGCGTCACTGCCACGCCGCTGCGCAAGGTGCTCGCACATTCACCGTTCCGGCTCTGCCCCCCTCGGCTGGACGCCCTCACCTTCGGGTGGGGCGAGGTGGATAGGGCGGTCGCATACCCTCCTGTTGATAGTGCGACCGCCCGCCCTTTAGTCATTGCTCGGCACCGAGCCGCGAACGATCTCGATCACGTCGGACATGATCGCGCCGGGGATGCCCGACAGCGTCAGCGCGTTGAGATGGTCCAGCCGATCGAGAAACTGCCGCACCACGTCGTTCGGCACATCCGCGCCTCGCATCGCGTCGACGATCGCCGCCAGCATGTTGCCGAGCGCGATCACCGTGATCTGGTTGTCCGACCGAGCTTTCCTGTCCTTCGCCATGCTGAGGGGTTTGCGGCATGAACGCACCGTATATCCACGCCAAGCGCCGCACCTTCTCCGCGTCTGCCGCGGTCGATGCGCAGAACGCGGTGCTCACCTCGATCCGTGACGAGGACGCCGCGACCTGGGCGGACATGGGCCGGGTCTTGGGCAAGTCGGACGATCGCGCCGCGGCTTACGCGAACACCGCGTCGCCGATCGACCTGCCGACCTTCCTCGCAGGCTGCCGCGAGTGGGGCGGACGCTTCGCCGATCCGCTGCTCGCGCTGGTCGGTGGCAGGTGGGCCGACGCAGGCAGCATCTGCTCGAGCGACGATCCCGCATCGATCACGCTTGCAACCCTGCTGCCGGCGATCATCGCGGCCGAACTGGACGGGGTCACCACCGCCTGCGAGCTGCGCCCGAACGAGGCGCTGATCCGGCGGGTGCATACGATCACCGGCATGTGGCTCGACATGGTCGCAGCCGAGAAGGGCGGCGTAGCGTGAACCGCCGTTCTGCCGAGCAGGATGCCGCGTTCCGACGCGCTGTCGACGAGGCCAAGCAGCGCTACAACATCAGCGACATCGTCGCGCGCACGCGCAAGGTGACGCGCGCGGGCAAGAACGAGAAGCGGGCGCTGTGCGCGTTCCACGACGAGCGCACCCCATCGATGCAGCTCAACGACGCCAAGGGCACATACCACTGCTTCGGCTGCGGCGCGTCGGGCGACATCGTCAGCTACGTCATGGCGACCGAGCGGGTCGGCTTCATGGACGCGATGCGCTGGCTCGGCGCGACCGACCTGCCCGCGGTAGATCCCGCACAGCGGGCCAAGGTGGCAGCCGAGGACGAAGCCGACCGCCAGCGTGCGATCGATCGAGCGCGCGGCGTGTGGAACGCGGCCGTCGCTGTCGGCGGTACTCCCGGCGAGGTCTATCTGCGCAGCCGTGGCATCACGATGCCAATCCCGCACAGCTTCCGCTTCGCGCTCACCCCGGCCTGGTACGACGACGAGACCGGCGAGTGCGGGCCCAACCTGCCCGCGCTGATCGGGGCGGTCGTTGACGGTCGCCAAGACCTGATCGGCCTGCAGCGCATCTTTCTCGCCGATGGTGGACGCCGCAAGGCGCGCATGGAGAAGCCGAAGCGCAGCCTGGGCCGGGTGAAGGGCGGCGCGCTGCGGCTCAACTCCGACGTCGACAGCACCGGCCGCGAGCTGATCGTGACCGAGGGTCCCGAGGACGGACTCAGCCTTGCGCAGGAGCTCGACCGCGAGGTGTGGGTGACGCTCGGCACCGCGCTGATGCCGCACGTCGACTATCCCCCACGGATCACCTCGATCGTCATCGCTGGGCAGAACGACGCGCCCGGCCGTGAGGCGGTCGCGAAGGCCGAAGCCGACCTGCTGGAGCGTGGGTTCGCGGTGCGCCCGATGTGGCCAGCCGAGGGCTTCAAGGACTGGAACGACCAGCTGAGAGGTATCCGGGCATGAACCCGTTCGAAGCCCAGCTGGCAACCGCCTCCAGCAGCTCGCTGACCAATCCCGAAGCCGAGCTCAGCCTGCTCGGCGATCTGATCGACGACAACCGACTCATCGACGACGCTGCGGACCGCTGCCGCCCCGCGGATTTCTCGGTGCCGTTGTACGGGCAGGTGTTCGGCAAGCTGATTGAACTGAACCGCCCCGGCGCGGCGATCGATCACATCATGCTCGCGCCGTTCTTCGAAGCGGAGGAGCAATGGCCGGCCACGGCTCGCCGGCTTGTGGCTGCGCACCTCAACGCCGGTACGCGCGCCCGCACCCTGACGTACATCGAGCAGATCGCGACGCTGTCGAGCCGTCGCCGGATGGTGGCGGGCCTTCAGGACGTCGTTACTTCGACCCGCGACCTCAGCATCACCCGCGAGGAGCTTGTCGCCAACGCGGACGAAGCAGTTGCCGAGCTCGCCGAGCAGGTGGCCATCGCGCAGGCCCCGGTCGCTGAGTACGCGCAGGCGGTGATCGACAGCTTCGGCAAGCCGATCGTCGGCGTCCAGTGCGGCATGATCGGCTCGCTTGATGACGTGGTCGGCGTGCTGCGGCCAAGCAACCTGGTGGTGGTCGGTGGGCGCCCTGGCATGGGCAAGACCAGCCTCGTCAGCTCCTACGCGATCGGTGCCGCCAGCCGCGGGCACGGCGTCCTGATCTTCTCGCTCGAGATGAGCGCGGACGAGCTGACCCGGCGCATCCTGGCAGACATGACCTTCACGGTGCGCGGGGGTGTGCCGTACGAGCATGTCCGTGACGGCACGGTGCGTCCGCACGATATGCGCGCCGTCCTCGACGCCAAGGCGCTCCTCGACGGTCTCCCGCTGACGATCAACGAGACATCGGGGCTGACGCTGAAGAAATTCGAGCGGCAAGCGCGCAGCCATAAGCGCCGCCTCGCTGCCCAAGGCGAAAAGCTGGAGCTGATCGTCGTCGATTACCTCCAGCTGATGGCCCACAGCCGCAAGGGCATGTCGCCGTACGAGCATGCCAGCGAGGTCAGCACCGGCCTGAAGAACTTCGCTAAGGCCGAGGGGCTGACCGTCATGGCGGTCGCGCAGCTCAGCCGCGACGTCGAGAAGCGGCCTGACAAGCGCCCCATGCCGTCGGACCTGCGTGACAGCGGGCAGATCGAGCAGGACGCCGATGTGATCCTCTTCGTCTACCGCGAGGAGGAATACCTGCGCCGCGCCGAGCCCGACGACCAGTTCGGGGCCAAGTACGAGACGTGGCGCACCGACATGGAAGCGGTCCGCAACAAGATCGAGTTCCTCGTGCCCAAGCGCCGCAGCGGTCCGACCGGCAAGGCGCTCGGCTGGTTCTTCGGCGCCAACTCCGCCGTGCGCGGCAGCGACTTCTACCAATCCCACTCACAGCAAGGCGGAGCTACACGGTGACGCTACCAGACCCTCTGACCCCGCCCGATTGCGATCTGCGGGACTTCGCATTCATGCCGCTCGATACGGCGCGGTTGCTCGACAGCGACCTGTTCGCGCTTGCGACCGGCGACGAGTTCAAGGCTGCCATCACGCTGTGGTGCAAAGCCTGGCAGCAGATCCCCGCCGGCAGCTTGCCCAACGACGAGCGCGTGCTGGCGCACCTCGCTGGCGCCGGGACCAAGTGGAAGAAGGTCCGCGAGATGGCGCTGCGTGGGTTTGTCGAATGTGCCGATGGCCGTCTCTATCACCCGACGATCTGCCAGAAGGCAATCGAAGGATGGGCGAAGAAGCAGTCCTTCAGGGAGCGCTCAAGGAAGGGGAACGAGAAGCGTTGGGGATCGCATAAGGATGTCCAACAGCGATCCCTAAAGGATGCAACAGCGATCCCTAAAGGAGTCCTTGAGCCTCCTAAGGGACAGGGAGAGGGACAGAAAGAAGGTTCCGTAGCTAACGCTACGGGCGCGGCAGCGCCGCCAGCCGATCCGAGCAAGGTGCTTTTCGACGCCGGGGTCGCGCTGCTGGTCAAGGCGGACGTCCCGCCTCGCCAGGCCCGGTCGCTGATCGCGAAGTGGCGGAAGGACCGAGGCGAGCCTTGGACCAGGGAGGCGCTCGTCAGCGCTGAGGGCAAGGCTGATCCCGTGTCTTGGATTGAGGCGCGCATCGCGTCGGCTGCCGGAAACGAGGACGAGGCTCGGGCTGCCAGCCACGCCACGGCCGAGCGCTACCGGCGGATGGCCATTCCGGGACCACCAGCGGGTGTGCTGGCGGGAGCTGTCGGCTGATGCGCGCCGTTCAGAGCGCCCGCGTCGGTAGGAGTGCGAGCAGCGCTTCGAGAGTAGGACCGGCGTACGAGAACGGCGCCGCGCGGCGATCCGGAAGCGAGACGCGGACGTGTTTTCGGTTGCGAACGGGCAACTGCGCCACAGTGTTAGCAACCATGCGCAGCTTGCCTTCGCAGAGCACTTGTCCGTCGTCGCTGTTGCCGGCCCGCTCAACTGCTATGGCGAGCTCATCCCAGGGTGGTGTCCAACTCTGCATCGATGCTCCCCAACCAAGTTCGGGGCCGTCGTTACGGGTGCGCCACGATCTTGATCAAGGGCGTGTTGAAGCGTCCAAAGCCATATCGGCAATCCAGGTTACAAGCTCCAAATCACTTCTGCGGGCTGGTACCTTCGCGAGGATCAACATCCTCACCGCGAGCCCACTTCGCGAGCGCTGTCAGGAACGCAGCAGCGGCGGCGTTGGACGATTGTCGGGTAGGATCGGCAGGCACGGTTGGATCTCCAATGCATCCCCCTCCGCCTTCGATGTAGCCGCTACGGTCCTAACAGTAGGTAAACATAGATCAGGCGCGAATGTATGGATGGGCCTGTCGGATGATTTCAGCGGCCTTGTCGATGACCCTGTGCTCGCGTCGCGTTCCGCGTGGTGCAACAGCCCAGTTCGACCGCACGTTGGTTGCGATCGGAAGCATGTGGACATCACCGATGATTGCCCGCCAGTGCTCGTCCGTGCCGCCCTCAACGCCCGTGATCACCGTCACGAACAGGTCAGAGAGCGCGGCTGCTGTCGGGCTGGGCATGGCCGGAACATAGCGCCGGCGTGGTTAGCGGGGCGTCAACGACGGCTGAGGCGGTCTAACTCAGGCCGCGACTGGGCGCGGCTCGAGGAGCCACGCTTCAGCCTCGTTCATGTCGCTGAAGAAGGCGGCGTTTCGCTTATCTGCGGCGCGCTGAACCTGCAGCCGTGCAAGAGACTTCGCCGTCACGAATGCGAGACGGCGGGATTCCATCGCCTTGTTGTTCAGCACGGCACCGAAGTGAGCGACGACGTCCTGTGGCTGGATAGCCATCTCACGCATGTCGACCAGCGTGACGTGCTCGTTTGGCGCGCTGCGAAGTTGGCGATGCGCAACGTCACGACGTGCGACGAACGCGGGCACATCTTCGGGGCGGAAGAAACCGCCCAGGTAGATGCGGACCAGATCCAACGCAGGATCAACCTCAACGGAAAAGCGCGGCGTCATGTACGCCCCTGTAGGCTGCTCCCGCTTACCATCCAATTACCGGCGCCACGTTCAAAAGGCTCGATATTGTTCACGACGGATCGTCAGGGGGTGAAATGACGAAGGCTAGTGCAAAGCGGCCCACGAAGATCAAGCGACCGATGAAGACCGACGCGCAGAAGGCGCAGGAGCTCGGCCGGACGATCGGGGTGCCTGAACAGCAGATCCCGAACCTCGGGCTGGGCAAGATCGTCGATCTTTCGGGCGAACTCGGCGCGCGGATGAAGACCTACGACGTGCTGGTGAACCGGGGCGGCACGGCGGTTGAGCGGTGGCTAGCACGCGATCCTGCTGGGCTGTTCGGCGAGCCGCAACAGCGTGCGATCCGGTACACGCAGAAGCTGTGGGCTCGGGCAGACAACCAGCTTCGCGCGGTTGACCACACCCGCGACGTGGTCGACAACATGGTGGAGGGCATGTCGCAGCATGAAGCGCTCGACGAGCTGCAGAAGCTCAAGGGGCGGCTGCCCCGGCCCTATTGGGATGTGTATGAGAACGTGTGCCGGTTCGATGAAGAGGCGGGCGTTGCGGGGTCGCGGTTGGCAACGAACAGCAGGTCTTCGGTTGATGCGGCTAAGACGACGGTGGCGTTTGCGGCGAGCCTGATCGCGATGTGGCGGCGGCTTTGATGACGCTTGACTGGTGCGCAGCTTAGTGGCAGGCATTGTCAATCGATAGAGCCGCGCCCGCAAGGACGCGGCTCTTGTCGTTTCCATCGGATAGGCAGAGCGACTCCGCGTAGTACCGCCCTTAAGCACTTCTCCGACAGTGAAGGACCTTCGCTGATTAAGGCTTGAAGGTCCATTCGAACTCCAGACCGGGGATTTTCACCCTCACATCGGGTGGTCGCTTACCGATCACTAGCTCGTAAATGGCAAGAGCGGCCAGGACCGCGATCGTTGCGATTACGCCTCCAGTTAGCGAGGCCGTGGCCAAGTTGCGCTGCTCCACCTGCTTCACCGCTACTTTGTGCATCTTGCGTAGGCTGAAATCATCGGGAGACAACCCGAGGTTGGCGTCATCAATGAATATGCCGGATTGGCTGCTCTTGTACGCTTCACGATAGTGAACGAACCAATCCGGGTCAGACGTGCGAAGGGTCAAAGCAGGCATCCCGGGCGACTACTGCGGGTCGGTGATCTGAGTCCAGCGGCGTCAAAGCGTCGTGACTGCCCGTGTGCCGCCCTGCCCGCGCCAAGGCGCGAGTTCATGACGAACAGGCCCTCTTGGGTCCTTCCCGGCCCATTCGAGCTTACGGGGGGTCAATGCGCAGAAGCTCCGTAGCCACAGCCTGGCCGATGCTTCTTCCTCCCTGAGGCCGGGAATGGCGGTTTTCTGCGGCTTTCCGCGACTGGAGCAGGGAAGTGGCCCAGATCGACCTTGAAGAGCCCACGCGGCCTCAGCTTGCCGCGCTGTTCGGCTACTCCAGCCGCTGGATCGGCGAGCTTCGGTCCAAGGGCGACCTGCCCACGGACGGCGCCTCGCTGCTAGAGAACGTCGAGGCATGGGCGCAGATGAAATACGGTGTCGATCCCGACGCCGATCCGGACGCGCTCGACAAGGAACAGCAGCAGGCCCGCCTTGCGAAGGAGCAGGCGGACAGCAAGGCGATGGACAACGCCGAACGGCGGCGAGAACTGGCCTCGCTGCCAGACATGGCGGCGGCCGGCGCAGGCGTGATCGTCATGATCGTGGCGCAGTTGCAGCAGGTGAGTGCGCGCGTCGCCGGTGCCGACGTCAAGCTGCGCGCCCGCATCGATGCCGAGATCAACAACGTCCTCGCCGACTTGAGCATGACGCGGATCGAGGAGGCGCGCGGCGGGGGCCTAGATGAAGAAGAGCCCCCCGAAGAAGGCGGAGCCTGAAACCTACCGGGCGCCCGGCGCGCATGGTGTCGCACTCGCACGGGCGTGGCTGACGGCATGCAAGCCGCGCGAGCGCCCGCCGCTGTCGAAGTTCATGGCGGAGCATGCCCGCACCGATGATGGTCAGCGCATCCGGCCGTTCCCGTTCCAAGCGGACATGGCAGACGCCTTCACCAACCTGGAGACGCAGCAGGTATCGTGTCGGAAGAGCAGCCGCATCGGCTACTCGACCATCCTGCAGTGCTTCGTGGCATGGGCGATCAAGCACGATCCCCGGCGCCAGCTGTTCTACCAACCGACCATCGACGACGCGGAGAAATTCAGTCGCGACGATCTCGACCCGGTGCTGCAATGGCCGGTCGTCCGATCGGTTGCGACATTCAAGCCGCGGCATGCCGACAACCAGATTAGGGCCAAGCGCTACAAGGGCGGCTGGATCCAGATCAAGGGCGCGAACAGCCCGAAGGAGTTCCGGCGCGTCACCGCGGACGACGTCCTGCTCGAGGAGTGCGACGGCTACCCGTGGGCCTCGAAGGAGGAGGGTGACCCTGCCCGGCTAGCGTTCAAGCGCAACCTGACCTCGCCGCGCCGGTTTAGCGCGGCCGGCTCGACCCCGAAGGTGAAAGGCTTCAGCCGGATTGACGCGCTGTTCGAGCAGGGCAGCCAGGAGTTCCGGTACGTTCCCTGCCCCACCTGCGGCCACATGCAGATGCTAGTGTTCGGTGACGGCACCGGCGCCGGTATCCGTTGGGCGCCGACCGATGTTCCAACCCGCGCCTGGTACCAGTGCGAAAACAGTTGCGAGATCGACGAGGCCGAGAAGGCCTGGATGGACGAGAATGGCGAGTGGCGGGCGCACAACCCCGCCGCGGCGCCCCGGCACCGGTCCTTCCACGTCTGGGCCGCCTACAGTCAGCATCCCGGTGCCGCGTGGCTGGAGATTGCGCGCGAGTTCATGGAGGTCCGCAAGGATCCGAACTTGCTGCGCACCTTCGTCAACCAGGTGCTCGGCGAGGCATGGGCCGAGCGCGGCGAGGCGCCGGAGTGGCAGCGGCTCTACGACCGGCGCGAGAAGAGCATGCGGCTCGGCACACCCTCGGCGAAGGCGGCGCTGCTGATCGGCGCAGCGGACGTGCAGCGGGGCGGCGGCGGGCGCATCGACCTCGACGTCTGGGCTTTCGGGCCGAACGGTCGGCGCGAGTTCATCGAGCGCATCGAGGTATTCGGCTCGATCTCCGACAAGGCCACGTGGAAGAAGCTCGACCAGCAGGTCGCGCGCACGTGGGTGACCGAAGACGGACGGACGATGCGGCTGGCTCGCGTCGCGATCGACTCCGGCGACGGCGAGAACACGATGGAGGTCTACGCGTGGGCTCGGCGTCACCCTGGCTTTGCCATGGCAGTGAAGGGCCGCCACGCGATAGCGACCAACCAGCTGATCGGCTCGCCGAGCTGGCAGGACGTGACGGTCAACGGACGCAAGCTGAAGAAGGGCGTCCGGCTGTGGAACGTCGGCACTTCCATGGCCAAGCTGGAGCTGTTCGGCGACCTCGAAAAGGAGAAGCCGGTCGACGGCGACGAATACCCCGACGGGTACGTCTACCTGCCCGACGGCACGTCCGACGAATGGATCAAGCAGCTGGTCGCCGAGGAGCTTCGGATCATCCGGCTGCGCAGCGGCGGCTTCCGGCGCGAGTGGCACAAGGTTCGTGACCGCAACGAGGCACTCGACAACGCGGTCTACGCCCGCGCCGTAGCATTCTCGCTCGGCGTCGATCGGTGGCGCGAGGTAGATTGGCAGAAGGCGCGCGGCGACTTCACCCCGCCCGCCCCCGCCGTGCCGCCGCCCACGAAGCAGGTTCCCGACGATCGCCCGCAGCCAGCGAGGCAAGCGGTCGAGACCGTGACGAAGCCGCGCCCCGGCGCGCGGGCGAAGAAGCCGAACCCATTCACCAACAGTCGACGGAGGTAAGCATGGCGTATCAGCAGACCGACCTCGACAAGCTGCATTCGACACTCGTCGCGGTCGCGACCGGCGCCCAAAAGGTCCGCTTCGCCGACGGTCGTGAGACGACGTTCCAGACGGTCGACGCAGTCGCGGCGGCCATCAAGGTCGTCGATGCGCAGCTCAAGATGCAGGCGCGGGCGCTCGGCGGTATCGTCCGGCACCGCGTCCCCTATTATCGCAGCGGTCTGTAGGCGTGGCCGAACGGACCATCCTCGACCGGCTGCTCGGGCGGCCGGCAGCGAAGCCGCGCGCCGCGGCGCCGGTGCGGCAGCGGATCGCCCGCGGCGGTCCCCGGGCCGAGTATGATGGTGCGACTTTCGGCCGGCGAGCGGCGGGGTGGCGGCGCACGCAGCGGGACGCCAATGGCGAGCTGTCGCCCGCGGTCGCCGCGGCGCTGCGTGGGATTGCCCGCGACCTGGTCCGCAACAACCCGTTCGCCGCCCGCGGCGTGTCGACGATCGCCAACAACATGGTCGGCACTGGCATCACGTTCCAAGTCTACCGCAACGGCAAGATCGACGACGCGCTGAACGCCAAGGCTCGCGCTCACTTCGACACCAAGGCCTGCGACAGCGGTGACCGGCACGATCTCTACGGACTCCAGCTGCAGGCCGCGCGCACCATCGTAGAGAGCGGCGCGGTGGTGATGCGCCGGCGCTGGCGCCGTGCGGCGGACGGATTGCCCTTGCCCGTCCAGCT